AGACCCCGAAGACCATGCCGGATGAGTGTGTCATCTTCCGCATAATCGACAGGAGCTGGTCGAACCTAATCGACACAGTGACGGTCGAGATCAACAGCTATGCAAAGACCAAGGAAGAGGCTGCAGAGCTTGATGCAAGCGTGCGCAGGACGATGAATACCTTCGCCAACGAGGACGACATCTCGGCATCTAAGCTGTCTGGCGGAAACGATGCGAACGACACGACACTCAAAAGATACAGATACAGGTGCTTTTACAATATCACATATATGGAGGAATAAATTATGGCTAATACTGCGACAAATGTATCGACAGGTAAGCCCAACAAGAGCGGAGCTATCTTCTTTGCTCCTCTTGGGACTGCACTGCCGACAGATGCAGATGCTACCAGGGATGCCGCTTTTGTGGCTCTTGGCTATGTATCAGAAGACGGAGTGACCAACGACAACAGTCCTGTGTCTTCCCAGATCAAGGCGTGGGGCGGTGATACCGTAATCAATCTGCAGACCGAAAGACCCGACTCGTTCCATTTTACTTTGCTGGAGGTTCTTAACGTTGATGTCCTGAAGACTGTATACGGCAACAGCAATGTGGTCGTTGATTCACAGACAGGCAACATCACTGTCAAGGCTACGGCTGACGAGCTGAACGGCGGCTCATGGATCATCGACATGATCATGCGTGGCGGCAGGAAGCATAGGATCGTGATCCCGAACGGAACAATCTCCGAGCTGGGAACAATTACCTACAAGGACGATGAAGCCGTAGGATATCAGCTCACAATTACCGATGTGCCGGACGAAGATGGTGTGTACCACTACGAATACATCAAAGGTGCTGCATAAGGGGGAAATATGATAGCAGGGAAGACAAAATCAGGGTTTGAATATCAGATAAGCGAAAAGATCTTGAAGGACTATCGCTATGTGAGAGCAATCGCAAAGCTCCAGAAGGGCGACAATGCCGACAAGTTCATCGCATTTGATGAAATCAGCACTCTTTTGCTTGGTGGCAAGGTTGAAGACCTTATCAAGCATGTTGAGGGACTGAATGGGGGCTATGCACCGCTTGAAGTGATGGCGGCTGAAATGAATGAGATCATTGAGGCTTGCTCCCCAAAAAACTCTTCCTCCTCGCCCGAGTCATAGACGAGTGCGAGGACGAGATGATTTGTGATCTTGCTGAAGTATACCACCTATTCAATTATCAGGAGTATCCACCAGCTTTGGTGGGTACTCTTGTTTTTGGTTTGAGACCAGAAAGCAGGGTCAAGATGAAGCTGTCAGGGCAGAAGATAACCACGACAGAGTGGCTTCTGGCGAGGATAGCGGACGAGTTAAGAGACCAGTCGTGGGCAAGGTCGAAAGATGGAGAGAAAGGGCGGAATCGTCCGAAGCACATCCTCGACAAGCTCTTGGGACTTGAGAAAAAGGAACAGTATGCCACATTCAGCACGATGGAAGAGTTCGAGCGGATGTGGGCGGAGATATAAATATGGCAGAGACTATTGGAACATATTATTTTCAAATAGCACCTTCGTCTGAAGGCGTGGGCAAAGACATCGAGAATATGCTTAACGGCTCTGATTCCATTGGAGGCGTGGCTGATTCCCTGTCCGGCACTTTCTCCGCTGCGCTTGGAGTAGCTGGTGCCGCAATGGCTGCGGTGACTGCTGCCGCTGGCATCATGGTCGGTACAATAGTCGAGGCAGGAGACGCTTTCCTTGATGCGGCAACCTCTGCCGCTGAGTATGGCGACAATGTCGACAAGATGAGCCAGAAGATGGGCATCTCTGCTGAGGCTTATCAGGAGTGGGAGGCTGTTATGCAGCACTCCGGCACGAGCATGGAAGTGTTAAAGGCTTCCATGAAGACGATGGCAAGCCAGGCGCAGAAGAATAACGAAGCTTTCCAGGCACTTGGCATCACCGAGGAAGAGGTGGCAACACTGTCGCAGGAAGACCTCTTTGGCAGGGTAATTGAGGGCTTGCAGGGCATGGAAGAAGGTACGGAGCGTACTTACATCGCCGGACAGCTTCTCGGGCGTGGTGCGACCGAATTAGGGGCATTGCTGAACACCTCTGCAGAAGATACGCAGGCAATGAAAGACCGCCTGCATGAGCTTGGCGGAGTGATGTCTGACGAGGATGTGAAAGCGGCTGCGCAGTTCCAGGACAGCCTGCAGGATATGACCACAGGCTTTGACGCCCTGCAGAGGAATCTCGTGTCCGACTTTCTGCCTTCCATGAGTCAGGTCATGGACGGAGTCAGTGATATATTCGCAGGCGACACGGACAAAGGCTTGGAGAACATCAGCGCAGGTGTGGAGGACTTTGTGGGCAACCTCGGAGACCTTGCACCGAAGCTGTTAAGCGTGGGCGGCAATATCATTGGCACATTGGCGCAGAGTCTGTTGACAAATTTGCCTACGCTTATCACTGTTGGCGGTGACCAGCTTGTCGCTCTGATGCAGGGGCTGACATCGAATGCGCCTGTGATTTTGTCAGCTGTCCAGCAGGTAATTGAGACCCTGTTATCCACAGCGACATCAGTGCTTCCACAGCTTTTAATTTTGGGGAATGATCTGCTCAGAAGCATCATTTCCGGGATAAGCGAAGCCTTACCCACTCTTGTCCCTATGGCTGCGGAATTGGTCAACACGCTGGCGACTACGATTTTATCTTTTATCCCTGAGAATCAAAAAATCGGGGTGGATTTACTTATGGCTCTGGGTGACGGTCTGACATTGGCATTGCCTTCGCTCATTTCCTTAATCCCACCGATTATTGATGCTCTGATAAATGTCGTCATCAACAACCAGCTTTTATTTTTGCAGGCTGGCACCACGATTTTGACATCACTTTTGAGCAGCGGCAATTTGAACACCATCATAAATTCATTGGTGACAAATATTCCGCTAATTATTGACTCATTGATTGGTACGCTGATTGAAGCCACACCGCTATTTATTCAGGCAGGTTTTGATTTGCTGGTCGCTCTGGTAAAGAATACCCCGGGCATCACCATGGAGCTAATTTCAGCCTTAATTTCCATTGAAGATGCGCTCCTGCAGGAGCTTGCAAATCTCATCGTTAAATTTGAGGATATTGGCGGTCAAATAATGCAGGGCTTGGCTGATGGTATCGTCAATGCAGGCGATGCAGTGGTCAGCACAGCAAAGGGAGTCCTTGACAAGATACCGCAGGGCGCAAAAGACCTGTTCCAAATCAACAGCCCCTCAAAGCTCTTTGAGGGCTATGGTGAATACATCGACATGGGGCTGGCAATGGGTATCTCCAGCAATGCGGATGTACCACAGAGTGCAATGGAGTCAATGGCGCAGGATGTATCGACTTCATTCGTACCTGCGAACAATAGTACGACCAACATCGAGAACAACAGCACGAGCGGTGGCGACATTGTGATTCCTGTCTATATCGGGCAGGAGCGCATTGATGAAATCATCGTCAGCGCAACCAACAGAGTCAATTACAAGAGCGGAGGGCGGTCATGAGAACGATGAAGCTATATTTTAACGATGAAGAGGTCGCCCTCTTGAAAGGCTCGTACAAGCTCGGATACACGGACGAGGAATCGCTCAACAAGTCCGAGGCTGGCACCGTCATCCGTGAGATGATCAGGGAGGGCGTGCTGAAGATCTCCGTATCGACTTATGCGGATGATGAATGGGTGCAGAAGTTCAGGGCATACAAGGCTCTGGACTCCATCACCGTCAAGTATTACGACCCCTCTACGCTTGATTTTGAAGAGTTTGAAGGGTACATCACCAACTTCTCCTGCGATCTTTACAAGGGCGATGTTGACGATTCTGAAGGCTACGAAAACAAGACATTCTGGACGGTTTCTTTCGACATAGCAAGCTATTAAGGAGCGAGACTATGTATAATGTTTCACAGGCATATCAGACCGCAGAGACCAAAGCGGTCAAGCAATTCAAAATAAGAGGCAAATGCTGTGGGATCGATTACACTGCTGCCGACATCCTCAAAGGCTCTTTGACGGTATCACAGCAGGCATCAGCTCCCACAGAGATCACCCTCGGGGCGGTATACATCGGACAGCTTACCGCCACCTTCTTCAATATGCCCATAGCACGGAATAGCTGGGTAGGTGGCACAATCACCCTGCAGGTGGGCTTGAAGCTCGCTGGCGGTCTGTATGAGTTCGTCCCGGTAGGGACATATACGATTGCCGAAGCAAAACACAGCCGGAGCGGTGTCGAGGTCGTGGCATACGACAACATGAGCAAGTTCGACAGGCTTCTGTCGTTTGACACCACCTATGGCACACCATACGAGCTTCTGACGGCTATCTGCTCGGCTTGCGTGGTCGAGCTTGGAATGACCGAGGAAGAGGTGGAAGCACTCCCGAACGGCACGAGAACGCTCGGGATATATGCAGAGAACGACTGCCAGACATTCCGGGACCTGCTCTCTTGGATAGCGTGTACCACCTGTTGCTTTGCGACAATCGACAGGCAGGGACGGCTCGTTCTTCGTCCGTTCTACGGCACGAGCGTGGGGACTTTCGATGATACGAAGCGTTTCACAGGATGCAAGTTCAGCGACTACATAACGAGCTATGCTGGCATCACGGTTAATGACCTGGATGAAGGCGGAACGAGGACATACACCAACGGCAAGTCGGGTGTGACGCTCGACATTGGCGACAACCCCCTGATGCAGTATGGCGTGGATGTGACCTTGGATGCCATCGGCAATGCCATCGCATACGCCCTCACGGATGTGGAGTATGTGCCGTTTGAAGCAACAATGCTGATCGGTGTGGAGTTCGATCTGGGCGATGTGCTGACAATGACGGACGGCACGGCAGGTACATCATCGTCCTGCATCGTCCACAGCATCAACTGGACTTTCGACCGTGGATGCTCCCTAAAAGGCTATGGCTCTAATCCCGATGCAGGACAGGCTAAATCCCGGTACGATAAGATGATTTCCGGCATGAAAGGGAACAAGGCGGACGAGATTAAGTATTATGTTTTCCAAAACGCCGGACAGTATCAGATAAGCGATGGAGAAAGAGCGGAGATCCTGTACCTTAATTTTGCCACCGTAAAGGGCGGATACATCATCTTCCAGTGCGAAATTCACGCAGAGGTGGATGGTGAAATCACATTTTACTACCGTCTGAATGGCGCAAACCTTGATTTTGTGCCGATCGAGACATTTACGACAAGCCATGACCCTCACATCATCAATCTGTTCCTGCCATACAAGGCAGCGGCTAACACGGTCTATGACTTGTATCTGATAGCAGAGATGGCAGGCGGTGACTGCTTCATCGACATCGGCAACCTTCGGGCGATGGTTTACGGACAGGGCTTGGCTGCTACGGATGAGTGGAACGGAGTCATTGCAATTGACGAAGACATCAGCAGAGTGGCTCTTGATAACCTGGCAATCGTTGCGATCAGCGATGCAATGACCTTTGACGCTGATGAGCCTACAGGTGAGAGCTTCAGCCAGAGCATCGGAGTGATTCAGCTTGACGACATCAGCGTGATTCCTTTTGATGCTACCGTAGCATTTAATAGAGATTCAGCCGACAACTACACATGGGACGGCTTCGGTCAGGAATGCTCTGACTGGGATGATGCAAATAATAGATTCGTATGGGGATAAAAAGGAGGATGCCATGAGAATCAAAGGACATACAGAGATACAGCTGACAGATGTCAGGACTGGCAAGGTCAAGACCTTCCACGATGACAACATGATGACCAACGGGCTTGCAGAGTTCATGAAGAATCATGGCATGTTATGCGGTACACCGTTCACGGAGGCGGTCAGGAACGACCTTATCAACACGCTTCTGGGCGGAATATTGCTCTTCGACACGGCTCTGACGGAATCAGCCAGCAACACTAGGCTGACGGACGGAGTGAAGATGACAGCTAATGCCTGCCATGGTTTGACCCACACGGGCGACCCGACAGAGTTAGGAAGTTATGATTCCAACGAGAGCGGATGGCAGAATGAAGCGCATACAGTATACCGCCATGTGTTTACTTGGACTACATCCCAAGGCAACGGGCGGATTGCATCTGCCTGCCTGACGAGTAAGCCTCATGGGTTCGTAGGCGAAGGCAACAGTACCAGCAGAACACAGACAACCGATGGCAACCTCGGAATGTATACATACTCAAGCCAAAAGGGTCTAAATAACAGCGAAAAAGTTATGATGATTCTTGACAACGAGATTTATTTTTTGAACACTGACACGACCGATGACACGCTCACCATCTCAAAGGCACACGTAACCGACACTGAATGTGACTTGCGAGATGTTGAGAACCTGCAGAGCGTGCAGACAGAGGAAGTGCTGACCATACAGAACACCACCAGCACCCCATTCCCCGATTTATTCTCAAAGATATCCTGCAGGGTGTTGACAAATACTATCGTGATGTCTTTCAGAGACCAAAGACATCCGAGATTTTTAATTTTTACCTTCCCGAAGACTCTGGCAAGCGTGACCAGCATTTTAGAGGTGACACCGCAGGCAACGTCGCTGACCTTTGGCAATAATATCAGCTTTTTAAGTGCAGATGCTACAAAGCTAATCGTCAGTAGCAATGCAAATAAGTCTTACACCGTGGACTTGTCAAATCTTGCAAATGTAACCGAGATACCGCAGGACGTTAATCCGGGTAACAACCTCATATATTCATCTGGCAAGCGTCATATATTGTATAACTCGATATATGATGAAACGCTGAACCGCATCATTCCGATTAATGCTGATGGGGGCAATTATAATTACATTAATCAGGATGTTTACAAAGACAGTATTGAGTTGTATGGCAAGAATGAGTCTGCCAATGGCGTGAAGGTTGACGTTGGCAGACGGAACGATTACCTCGCCACCATCAACAATCTTTCAAGCATAGTGACCAAGGACTCAACACAGACCATGAAAGTCATCTACACGCTGACCTTCACAGCGTAAGGAGGCGAAAGAGATGGAATACATCATCACGGCACTCATCACAGGCGGGCTGTCGTTGGTGGGAGTCATTATCACCAATGTGTCAAGCTCAAAGAAAATAGAGGCACAGCTGATGACCGCACAAGCGGTGACAGATACCAAAATCGAGACATTAACGGAAGAAGTGAGGAAGCACAACACCTTCGCTGACAGGATCACGGCTCTGGAGGTCAAGGTGGCTGCTTTGGAAAGGAGAGAACAATGAATAATAAGACATACGATATATTGAAGTACATCGCACAGATAGTCCTGCCTGCTTTGGGGGCGTTATACTTTGCACTGTCACAGATTTGGGGGCTTCCGTATGGTGAAGAGATAGTTGGTACGATAACGGCTCTGGATTGCTTCCTTGGGGCAATTCTCGGTATCAGCACAGTCAGATACAACAAGAGACTGGAGGGCTAAACGATGGCAACATATACAAGCAATTACGGATGGACGAAACCGAGCGGAAGCGACAATGTGGATATCAGCGTTCTCAACGACAACCTTGACGATCAGGACAGCACAATCCATGATGCCTTCCTGAACATGGCGCCGCCCTTTTCAGAGTCTTCCACCTATGCGGTGGATGATATCGTGCTTTATACTACAGGGCTTTACAAATGCCATACAGCGGTGGTCACTCCCGGTTCATGGACAGGCTCGACCAACTGGCAGGTTTACAAGCTGTCAGAAGGCGGAAGCGGTGGCGGTGGAACATCTAACTACAACGACCTAACCAACAAACCGAGCATCAATGGTGTTACGCTTTCGGGGAATAAGACCACGAGCGACTTGGGGATAACGAAGAGTGATGTTGGATTAGGTAACGTGCCTAACGTGTCTACTAACGACCAGACACCTACGTTCACCCAAGCAAGCACACGAAACAACATAGTAAGCGGAGAAAAGCTGTCTGTAATTTTGGGTAAGGTGCAGAAGTTTTTTAATGACCTAAAGACCGTTGCGTTTAGCGGTAGTTTTACTGATTTATCAAACAAGCCACAGGTAAACAGCGTGGAGCTTTCGGGCAACAAGACCACGAACGACTTGGGAATAAATGCAGACAATGTGATGATGTCCGATGGCGTGACGAGCGTGGAAGCGCAGATAAATGCTGATAAAACAATATCTCGGGGTGTTATCAATAGTGGTCTTTCTTTGGGATTTACTATTAGATGGTTTAAGCAGTTCAATATTGTTAATATGAGAATTGAAAACGATAATACGCCAATACCAAATGGAAATACCAAAATCGGTACTATACCTGAAGGATTGTGTCCTTTTATATCAATGTACACTAATTCAATTAGAATCTGGGACAATAAAATATATTTTGAAATACGAAGCGATGGTGATATATATGTTATTTGCTCAGTCCCGACTGGTAGCAGTTCCCCTTATTATGTACAGGGGTGCTTTACTTATTTGACACCAACAATTTAAGTAAAAAGGAGACCACACATGACCATAATAGGCTGGCAACATGATGAAATAAGGTATAGGAAGTCAATGCTCTGTTATATAGGCATACATCGTGCAGCAATGTATGTAATAGCAAGGATTGACGGTATTGATTATTTTGTGTGCAAAGATTGCGGAAAGAGGTACAAAATAATATGACCACAATAGGCAGTGCAAGAATAGACGAGCGAGGAAAAGCATCGGGCGGAAAGGCAGGAGACCAGAAGCAGAAGGCTACCCCCGACTATAAGGGGGAGGTGTCCATGCAGAATTTCTATGTCTCAAGCAAGGGATGGTACATCTTAAGGGCAAAGAATCCCGACATAGCCGCCAACATCGCCCTTGCAATGACTATCGCTTGCAACAATCCGAACATAGGATACAATCAGGCACGCAGGCTTGACATAATCAAGGCAGGCACACACGCCACAAGCCCTACCTCATGCGATTGTTCCAGTTTAGTACGCCAGTGCATCCGGGAAAGCGGCATTGAGGTGGGAAATTTCACTACTGCAAACGAGGCAGCGGTGCTTGTGGGTACAGGGCAGTTTGATAAGTTTATTTACACTAAAGGCTCTGATCTTTACCTGGGCGACATCCTTGTGACAAAAACCAAAGGGCATACAGTGATCGTCACATCTGGAGCAACGAGGAACACGAATCCTGTAGCTGTTCCTACGGTCAAGATGGGAACAAAGGGCGACAATGCAAGGCTGTTACAACATAATCTGAATCAGTTCGGCTACAAGCTGGAGGAGGATGGAATCTTTGGAAAGCTGTCAACGGCTGCTCTTGTCAGGTGGCAATATGCGAACGGACTTTCCCCGGATGGAATTTACGGCAAGAAGAGCGAAGCGAAAATGAAAGAGCTTATCGGCTGAGGGGCAGAGATGCCCCTCTTTTTTTGTGCAAAATCTGATAAAGTAAAAGAGCCATCCATTCCGGGTGGCTCTTTCAGAGAAAGGATTTTCGTTTTATGGAAAACTCACGAAACAAAAAGACAACACTTGAATTATAACACATTTCGCAAATTGTAGCTATGGATAAAATCAAGGCTAAAATTTGCGAAAAAGAAAAGCATCAGCCAAAAGTCCAATAAATCTCGACATCTTCACCATCTATCACTATCTTGTGAATCAATGCCCTAACCAAAATCCGTACCTGCTCCGTGTCGCCCTGTTCTAAAGCATCCGCAAAGGTCTCCACAAGGGCTGTGGCGGTCTTATTGGTGGGTTCAGCCTGTATCCGCTCAAGCTCTGCTGCCAAGCGTTCTTTCTGGTCATTGAGTGGTCGGATTTTGGCTTCCAGCTCGTCCATCTCGAACAGTCCGGCGCCGTACAAGTCCATCAGCCTCGACTTTTGCCTGTCGGTCTTCTCGATCTCCGCCAGAATATGCTCTCTGCGGTCATCCTGATCGCTCTGATCAGGAACATTCAGAGGCTCATTCTGGAGCTTCTTGATCTCACCGAGGACAAGTTCCTCAAGATCTTCCTTTTTCCAATTCTTGTTCTTGCAATTCGGGTCTTTGATCATATGGGGGGAGATCTTCCGTCTTGAGTGGCAGCAGTAATACTGATAACGGCTGTTGTGACCGCCATTCCGGCTTATTCCGTACCGTGCGCCACATCGGCCGCAGAACAATAGCCCCCCGAGCATTGACCGCCCTAAATGAGGCGATTTGAGGGTGTCCTTGCCGTTGTATACGCTCATGGTATGCTGGTAACACTCCTCCGAGATGATAGGCTCATGCTCGCCCTTGAATGTCTCGCCCTTGTATGTGACATATCCGGCATACAGAGGGTTCTTGATGAGCCTGGCAATTCGATAAACCTCCCAAGAGCCGTACTTGTGCGTATATCCACGTTCCTTGAATATCATTGCAATGCTCCTGAAAGACTCGCCCTGCTGGTATAAGCGGTGAATCTCCCTGATCTGCGCTGCTTCGGTCTCGTTGACCGTGAGAGAGCCGTTAGCGTAGTCATATCCTATGGGGACATATCCTCCGCCTCTGTACTTGCCCTCTTTTGCACGACCTGCACGACCGAGGGAGCATCTCTCCTTAATCTGCTCACGTTCCAATTGAGCGAAGACCGACAGGATGCCGATAGTCGCCTTGCCAAAGGGAGTGGAGGTATCGAAATTCTCCGTCATGCTCACGAAGTCCACACCATTGTCAAGAAAGCCCTCGATAATGGTCAGAGTGTCACGCTGTGACCTTGAAAGACGGTCAAGCTTATAAACTACCACCGCATCAATTAGGCGGCTCTGTGAGGCTGTTATGAGGTCTGTGAGGGCAGGGCGGTCCATGTTGCCGCCACTGTATCCTGCATCCGTGTATATCTTGACGATTCGCCAGTCCATAGCCTTGCAGTAGGCGGTAAGACGTTCTATCTGCTCGTCAATGGAGTATCCTTCCTCCGCCTGACGATCTGAAGACACGCGGACATAACCCGCTACTCGCTCGATTGTTTTGTTTTTCATGGCTCAATCACTCCTCTCCATACATGAAAGCCATATCTTTGCCGTAATATTTAGCCAACTTGTAAAGAGTGACCGCATCAGGAAGAGAAAGCCCCTGCTCCCATGATGCAACTGCGTTTTTGCTTTTTCCGACTATCTTCCCAACTTCCGTCTGGGTCAGTTCGTGCTCAACCCTACATTGTATTAGGTGGATTCTTACCTGTTCTCTCAACTCATTATCTGCCATAGCTTCACCCTCCCTTCAATTCCATTATATAGTAAATATCGGCTAAAGTACTAAAAAATTATACAAAATTAAAAAATATACTCTTGACAGTACTAAAAAATAGTACTATACTCGTCATTGTTAGGTACTAAAACATAGTACTTGCATAAACAAAAAGTCCTAAAATTTAGTACGGACGGAAAGGAGGAGAAATGGTAGGAGCGAAAATCGACAAGTATCTGGAAGAGAACGGAATCAAACAGGGATTTGTTGCTGACAAGGTAGGGCTTACAAGTTCCCAAATGTCGGACATTCTCAACAAAGGGCGAAGGATAGACTGCGTTACCTATTACAAGATATGCAAAGTCTTGAACGTGCCATATGAAACATTCATGGAAGGAGAAGATTAACACAACAAGAAAGGCGACAAAATGAAACTACCAGCACAAATTTACGCAATATATCCACTAAACAAAGACGGCAAGATTGCTGGTGTATATGTTGGGCGAACAAATGATGTGCTACACAGATTATACCAACACACTATGCCGAGAAACGGCAAGGACAATCAGGAAGAGTTCCACTCATTAATGCGAGAAAACGGCTTTTATTATCAAGTGCTTGATGATGTGAAGGTTTTCGCAGAAGGACACCTTGAAAAAGACTGGATTAAATTTTTCGAGATGCAGGATGTAAAGCTTTTCAATAAGGCACAAACAACAGGGTACAAAACGCAAAAGGGTGAAGCTAAAGGTGGGAACGCTGAAAACCTTATGAAAAAACAAAAAGATTCACTTGTTAGATTTAGCGTTCCACATTGGACAGGTTCAGGAGTTGTGTGGCGAGTGGAAATAAGACAGGAGGAAACAGTATGAGCACAGTATCAGCCGGAATCGTGGCACTAATCATGTTCGGTCTGGGTCTCTACATCGGCTCAATGGTATACGTCAATGATTAAGCACATCTTGAAGGACGGAAGCACAAGAAAGGACATGGACGGCTATCTGGTGAGCAGGAAGGCCTGCCCGGAGGCATACGCAGCAATGGAAAGGATGACAACAAATGACAACAGCAGAAAGACGGCTACAAGAAAAGAAACTGATGGACAGGTACAAGGCAAGAGCAAAGCGTGCCAAGTCTGACAACATGAAGAAGATGCTCAACTTCTGGGCGGACTACCACGAGGACATGATGGACGATCTTGGCGAGCTGATAGAGCTTCGAGCAAAGGCGGTGAGCGGATGAAGAAAATACTTGCAATAATTGCCAGCCTGCTGATGCTCTCGCCCCTCACAGTGTCGGCAGAGGATGAAATTACAGGAAGCCTGCCACTCATTCGGACAACGGTCTACTACGCAAAAGAGGGAGCAAAGACCGCAACAGGCAAGACGGCAAGGTATGGCATGGTGGCTTATGATCCTGCCTACTTCGGGAAGACCTGCATCCTCTACACGGAAGATATGCAGTACATCGGCATCTTTGAATGTGAAGACACAGGCGGTCACAGGGTCAAAACCGGGAAGGTATTGGATGTATACACAGGTACAACGCTGGAGAGCTGTTACGAATGGGTGGAGCAGAACGGCACTCACTGCTATGTGCAGTGGGTAGAAAGTGAGGGATGAAGATGTATCAAATCGATGTTGGCTGGTGGTTACTTATAATCGCAGTGCTTGACCTGTGGGCGGTATCAATGCTCGCAGATGCCGGAAAAGCGATCAAGCTCTGCATGAAAGGCAAGGACTGGCGGATGCCTGCCTATGAGCTGTGCGGAAAAGTCTTCCTGACACTCTTCGCCATTATCGCTGGGTTCTTCATGATAACGAGGTGAGAGAGCATGGCAAGCGATGAAACATCCAAAGCATTAAACGACCTTGCAAGGCATCAAATGATTAAGCGGTTACTACTCGACATCCTTGCAGACCTTGCGGTTTGTGAAATCGAAGGATGGGACAAGATGGAATTTATCACAATGCTACAACATGAGCTTGATACTCTCGGAAAGGGGAAAGATGCTGATATTTGCACAGAACAAAAAATCAATATTGAACAGTGACCACATTATCAAGATATTTGCAGACCAGACAGGAAAGATAAGGTGCAGATGTGGGAATGAAACAGAAGAATTGGCAAGATACGAAAATCCGGCACAGACTGATTATGTGCTTGAAGCGTTAATGCTAAGCAGCGAACAGGGCGATAAGGCATTCTATTTCCCAACCATAGAGCAGACAAGAAAGAACATGTCGCCAGAGAACAAAAGGCAGACATCATTCACACGGTCAACGAATAACGGAACGAGACACGGAGGGAGCTAAACATGGCACAGATGGGCAAAATCTTATTGGATTGGAAAGACAAGGAATGGGTATACGAGCAGTGATGCAACGGCTATACGCAGGGAGAGATTGCGGATGCTATCGGATGCAACATCAAGACGATACAGAGATTCCTTTGTAAGAAGCAAAAAATCAAGAAACCATTAGTTTACGAGAGAAAGGAGAAAAAATGACAATTTACGAAATCGAAACAGCAATACTTGAGACCGTTGACCAGGAGACAGGAGAGGTCATCGACATTGACCGCCTGAACGCTCTGGAGATGGAGCGAGACAGGAAGATCAGCAATGTGGCGTGCTGGATAAAGGACTTGAAAGCCGAGGCGGAAGCTATCAAGGCAGAGAAGCAGGCTCTCGACAAGAGGCAGAAGGCAGCAGAGAACAAGGCAGAATCGCTCAAGGAATGGCTTCAGGGCATCCTTCAGGGCGAAAAATTCAAGGACAGCAGATGCTCCATCAGCTACCGGAGGAGCGAACGTGTCAATTTTGCCGACAACTTTAACTTCGACACTCTGCCGGACTACATGAAGAAGGTCACAGTTGAGCCGAAAAAGACCGAGATAAAGGACTACCTCAAGACCGGGGCTACCATTGAGGGCGTGGAGTTAGTGGAGTCAAGCAACATTCAGATCAGATAAGGAGGGAGACATGAACATATCAAAAGGGAAGAAGAAAATCCCCTACAAGGTCGTCATATACGGCCCAGAGGGAATAGGAAAGACCACCTTCGCATCCAAGTTCCCTGCCCCGATATTTATCGATACCGAGGACAGCACGGCAAGGATGGACGGTGTGGACAGGTTTGACGGCATCAAGACGCTTGACGAGGTCAATCTCGCCATCGAGACCCTGCGGACAGAAGACCACAGCTATCAGACGCTTGTTATTGACACATTCGACAAGCTGGAGCTGATGATCAACGACAAGGTCTGCGAAGAGCAGAAGGTGACAGGCATCGAGGCTATCGGGTACGGCAAGGGGTACACCTATGTGGCAGAGAAGGTCAACAAGCTCCTGGGAGCATTGGATGCCCTGAGGATGGCAAAAGGGATGAACATCGTCATTGTGTGCCATGCGCAGATGCGCAAGTTTGAACAGCCGGACGAGATGGGCGCATATGACCGCTGGGAGCTGAAGCTCTCAAAGAAGGCAGCACCGATGGTCAAGGAATGGGCGGACATGGTTCTCTTCGCCAACTACAAGACATTCGTCATCAAGGACGGAAGCTCCAACAAGGCACAGGGCGGCAAGCGTGTCATGTACACTACCCACAATCCCTGCTGGGATGCGAAGAACAGGGACGGACTCCCCGACCAGTGCGAGTTCGACTTTGCTCCCATCGCTCACCTGTTCGGGAAACCCGAACAGCCGAAGGCAGAAGCCCCAAAAAAGGAAAAGCCCAAGAAGAAGGAAGAGCCGGAGCTTCAGCCCTGGTCGCCTGACATGAACGACATCGAAAAGAAGCTCTTCGAGCTGATGAAGGGCGCAAAGGTGACAGAAGATCAGGTGATCGTCACCTTCCACGAGAAGGGCAAGTTTACCGACATCATGACCATCCATGAAATCAATGACTGGGAGTTCATCGAGCGGTCGGTGGTAGGCAACTGGGACAAGTTCCTGGGCGCAGTTAACAAGTACGGAAAAGCAAATCCATTCACAAAATAAGGAGGAATTGAAAAATGGCAGAGGAAGTAAAGGTTTTTGATTGGGATGATGAGATTGTAAACGATGGCAGCGAGACAGAGTTCGTAACGCTTGAGCCGGGCGACTATGACTTCACGGTGGTCAAGTTCGAGAGGGGCATATTTACACCCAAGCCGGGCGGAAAGACTCCTGCCTGCAATCAGGCAATCGTGACGCTCAAGATCAGCACGGACAAGGGCGACTGCTTCATCCAGGACAAGTTCCCGATGGCATCCACGATGGAGTGGAAGATATCGGCATTCTTCAGGAGCATCGGCATGAAGAAGCACGGCGAAGCCCTCAAGATGGACTGGAACGGCTCAATCGGTGAGTCCGGCAGAGCTACCATCACCAAGACCAAAGGCGAGAAGCAGGATGTTTTCTTCAATAACGTCAAGGCATACCTTGACCCGGTAAAGGCGGTGGATGACGAATGGAGCTGAGACCTTACCAGGTAAAAGCAATCGAAGCCATTCACGCCGCATGGGAGGAGCATCTGCGCACTTTGCTGGTGCTTCCTACCGGGTGCGGCAAGACCATCGTCTTCGCTAACGTGGCGAAAGAGCAGACAAAGGAAGGCAGGGTGCTTATCCTTGCACATCGTGACGAGTTGATCAGGCAGGCAGCAGACAAGCTCTACAAGGCGACAGGACTGTTTGCAGAGGTCGAGAAGGGCATGGAGCATTCAATGGGACTGACTGATGTGGTGGTCGGCTCTGTGCAGACCATGATGAGCGAAAAAAGGCTCGCAACCTTTGACGAGGACAGCTTTCAGACCATTATCGTGGACGAAGCGCATCACGCCCTGGCTAAAAGCTACCAGAACGTACTGAACCATTTCCCCAAGGCGAAAGTCCTCGGAGTCACGGCAACCCCCGACAGAGGCGACATGAAGATGCTGGGCGAATACTTCGAGTCTATGGCTTACGAGTACAGCCTCAAGGATGCAGTCAAAGAGGGCTACCTCTCCAAGATCAGGGTCCAGACGATGCCCCTCGACATCGACCTGACGCAGGCAAAGGTATCAATGGGCGATTACACGGACGGAAGCCTTGGAGAGGCTCTTGAGCCGTATCTGGAGAGCATAGCGGACGAGATGGCAAAGGTGTGCAGAGACCGCCACACGGTGGTATTCCTGCCCCTTATAAGTACATCCCAACAGTTCCGGGACATCCTCAACAGGAAAGGCTTCAGAGCAGGCGAGGTGAACGGAGAGAGCAAGAACAGGAACGCAGTCCTGAAAGACTTTGAAGAGGGCAAGCTCAACGTACTTTGCAACTCGATGCTCCTCACGGAAGGCTGGGACTGTCCTATTGTTGACTGCATCGTGGTGCTTCGCCCGACAAAAGTCCGGGCATTGTACTGCCAGATGATCGGCAGAGGCACACGCTTGCACCCCGGAAAAGACCATCTGCTTGTTCTCGACTTTCTCTGGATGACCGGGAAGCACAACCTTGTGCATCCGGCTGACATCGTCTGCAAGAAGGCTGAGATCGCTGAAAAGATGACCGAAGCCATTCAGGACGCAGGAAAAGCCATTGACTTATTCGAGGAAGAAGAGACAGCTGAACGGAATGCCAGGGAAGAAAGGGAGCGAAGCCTTGCAAGGATGCTCGCAGAGAGAGAAGCCAAGGAAGCCAGGAAGAAGAAAAAGCTCATTGACCCCCTCAATTTTGCCCCGGATGACCTGGTTGATTATGCCCCGATATTTGCCTGGGAGAGCCAGCCTGTATCAGAGAAGCAGAAGGAAATACTTGAAAATAACGGCATCGATACCTTTGACATGACAAGAGGACAGGCGAAGATCCTCATCGGGAAGATCATCACCAGACGGTCGGAAGGACTCGCCACACCGAGACAGGTCAACACCCTACGGAAGTACGGATTCAAGAGAATTGATGAATGGACATTCGATGAAGCAACAACAGTCATCTCACAGCTGGGGGCAGCAGGATGGAAGCCTTGGAGAGCGAATATCGTTCCCGAGTTCTACCTGCCGAAGAGGCTAAACAAGGAGGAAGCATGGAGTTAACACAGTTACTTGATTATATCCCGGCAAGCTCCCTGGACTATCAGGAATGGGTGAATGTGGGGATGGCTCTCAAGCATGAGGGCTTGACCTGCGACATCTGGGACTCATGGAGCAGGAGCGACAGCCGGTACAAGAGCGGAGAGTGTGACAGGAAGTGGAAGACGTTCAGGGAGGATGCTTCCACCATCGTAACAGGCGGCACGATTTATGAATTAGCGAAAAGATACGGATACAAGCCCGAAGAGGTGAAGGTCTTCGACTGGGACGATGAGATCAGCGATGACGGAGACCCCGAGAAGATCATCAACACCACTTGGCTCGATGTATCCAACACCATAGAACAGCCCAAAGAGATCAATGCAACAGACGAGCTGAGGCGATACATTCAGGCTCTTTTCAAGCCCGATGAGATAGTCGGCTTCTGCATAGATGCGCAGAAAGACGAGGACAGGAACAAATGGACTCCGGCAAGCAAGGGCGCATACGGCATGACCGCAAAGGCTATCCTTAACGCAATCAAGAAGCACCCGGACGACATCAAGGCGGTCATTGGCGACTACAACGAAGAAGCAGGAGCATGGATACGCTTCAACCCTTTGGACGGTGCCGGAGTCTCAAATCAGAATGTCACGGAGCTGCGGTATGCACTGGTTGAGTCGGACACGCTGGAGATCGAGAGACAGAAGGCAATCATGGAAGAGCTTCAGCTCCCCATCGCCATCATGCTCTACTCGGGCGGAAAGTCCATCCACGCCATCGTAAAGGTGGATGCCGTGACTGTGCAGGATTACCGGGAAAAGGTGGACTATCTGTACCGCATCTGCGAGAAGAACGGACTTTCGATTGATAAGCAGAACAAGAACCCCTCACGCATGAGCAGGATGCCGGGCGTGAAGCGTGGCGACAAGAACCAGTACATCCTGGCAGAGAACATCGGGCTTGCATCCTTTGACGAGTGGAAGGAGTACATCGAGGACAGCATCGACACCTATCCCGACATCGTGACATTCTCGGAGCTTCAGGAGCTTCCGGCTCTGTCTCCCGAGATAATCCACGGCATACTCAGAAAGGGGCATAAAATGCTCATCTCAGGCGCATCCAAGGCAGGGAAGAGCTTCCTGCTGATAGAGCTTGCCATCTGTATCACAACAGGGCGGAAATGGCTCGGATTCCAGTGCGAAAAGGGTCGGGTGCTGTATGTCAACCTTGAGGTCGATGGAGCGTCCTTCCTGCACCGTGTCCGGGATGTGCAGCGCATCATCGCTCCGGGCGAACAGCTCCCCCTTGATGTATGGAATCTCAGAGGCGAGCCTGCAGAGATCAACAGGCTTGCTCCGAGGCTGATCAGAAGGGCGCAGAACAAGCATTATGACCTCATCATCCTTGACCCTCTCTACAAGATCAATGAGGGCGAGGAGAACAGCGCAACGGACATGGCGAAGTTCTTCAACCAGCTCGACCGCATCTGCAAGCAGTTAGGCGTGTCAATCGCCTGCTGCCATCACCACTCAAAAGGGGCGCAGGGTGGCAAGTTTAGCATCGACAGAGCTTCCGGCTCGGGTGTCTTTGCTCGTGATCCTGATGCTCTGCTCGACATGATCAGGCTCAACCCGGTGGATGTTGGCAAAGACTTGGAAGACGGTCAGACGGCTTGGAGGATATCTGCAACGCTCAGAGAGTTCCCTTCCCCGGATGACATCGATGTGGTCTTTGACCATCCTGTCCACCACATCACGGAGGACTTGAAGGAAGCACAGCCGATGAGCGGAATGGGTGCAGATGTCAACTCCCAGAGGGGGAATGCGGTCAAGGGCGACAAGGCAGAGAAGCGGTACACGAGACTCAAGGGATTCGTCCAGAACTGGGACGAAATCGACACCAGCGTCAGCCATACCAAATATCCCACCATTCAGGATGCGGTGGAGTACTTCAAGAATGACCAGGGATTCTCCGAGAGGACTATCCGAAGGGCTATCGAAAAGCATGACGATTTTGACATTCAGGGCGGTGTGATTCTGCCAAAAGTGGAATGACAGTGTGCAGAGTTCTGCCATTGTCAAACCCTATAGGGAATGGCGGCGACATTTTGTCGCCAAACCCTATAGGGAATGGCAGACTGTCGCAATTCCCCTATATAGGGTTTTTGACAAAACCGGGGCGGGCGGGCAGCAGGACAAGCGCCTTGAAAGGCGGCGATTGTCCCTGCATCTGCCGCACGCTCGAAAAGGGAATGCGGAAAGAAAAGTGACAAAACGAAATGACAGACGAAAGGAGGAAAAATGAACAGCAGAGACAAAGGAAAAAGGGGCGAGCTGGAACTGGCAGGCAAACTCAGGTATTACGGATTCGACGTGAGGAGAGGGCAGCAGTATTGCGGTGCGAATGGTGACGCTGATGTGGTCGGCTTAATCGGAATCCATATCGAGTGCAAAAGAGTGGAGCATCTGAATCTCTATGACGCAATAAGCCAGGCAAAGCACGATGTAAAGATCGGAGAGCTTCCGGCGGTCTTCCACAGAAAAAATAATTGTAAGTGGTTAGTGACTATGGAGCTGGATGATTGGATGGAAATCTACCAGGAATATTACAACAACATGGAAGGAGAAGAGGAATGAAAGCAGAAATCAAGATAAACAATATGCCAAAAGAAATACAGTATCCGTACATCGTAGTTCGCAGGATAAAGGATACCACTCTCTGGTATTGGGGGCAGTACAAGGACAAGACAGAGGCTGACAAGTGGGCTGTGGAGATCGGGAACGGATTCGTGGTGGAGGCACTTGACCATGATGAAGCAGATGACGGTCGATGAATTGGTGGAGGAAATATGATCAATAAAGAAATCAAGCCGTGCCCGTTCTGCGGCTCTTCTGCATCAGTCGGCATGAAGAACGGCTTCTACAAGGTTATATGCGATAACCCTGAATGCTCAACCAGATACAACGGCTGGCTCAGCAAGGACAGAGCAATCAAGGAATGGAACACAAGAAGAAAGGGGAAAAAGAATGACGAACAGAGAAAAATTCAAGGAGATATACGGATTTGCGCTGGACGGTAATCCCTGCGCAGCTCCCCAGAGCATCTGCAACGAGCAGACTTGCGAGAGATGCCCCTTCTGGGGATGGTGGGACAAGGAGTACAAGTCCTGCTTCGAGTACGAAGAACCCAAGAAGGCAATGACAAGGGCAGAGGTGGAGCTTCTAATCGTGGAGAAGATCAAGGAGATCAAGGAAATCGCCCTCAAGTATGACAAGGACATCGAATCCCTGTCGATGGCGGTCAGGCACTATGACGGCACGGAGGAATATTTTGGCAACGAGTGGGTGATCAATCTTCACTCCGACAATCACAGCCTTGATGCCTTCGTGCAGGGCGGTGAGGTCTACAGCGGAAGGGTCGGCAGCGCAGGCGAAATCATCGCAGAGGGGGTGACGGTATGAGCGAAGAGAAGAAGGACAAGACCGCCCGAGACATTATCGAGGAGGTCTGCAATGAGATATGCAACCACTACTGCAAATATCCCGACATATGGGATGAAGAGAAGGACGGAGAGCTGATAGATACCAAGTGCATCAACTGTCCGCTCAACAAGCTGTAAGGAGGTGAGAGCATGACAACAAAGGTGCAACAGATTAAGCAGGCGACAATCCGGGGGATATGCGACAAGGTGCAGGCTATTCTGGAGAGTGCAGAGTACCTGAACAAAGCCCACATTGAAATCGATTTAGACGAGGAAGCTCTCCCGGTGATTAGGTACGACATCAGGGAAGCAGTCGCCCGGAAGTATGAGGAGGAAACAACATGATGGATTTAGACGAAGCTATCCAGCACTGCGAAGAGGTAGCAGACACACCTTGCTTTACGGATGAAGAAGCAAGGTGCTATTCAGAGCATCGCCAGCTTGCAGAATGGCTGAAAGAGCTGAAAGCGTACAGGGAAATATGGAGCAAGCTGGGAATGTGGCTTGCAGACACACGGCTTGCCATTGCACCAGATGAGTTCCTTAATGATGTGGATGAGGAACTTGTCAGAGTGGCACAGGTTGACATGATAGACACAGTGCTTGAATGGATGGATAAGCAGGAGGTGCAGGAATGAAATTACTAATAGACATACCAGAGTATATTTACGAACACGCAAAGGAATCGTCAGAAGACAGCAGGGATGAATTTGATGCAATGAGAGCAATCGCCAACGGCACACAGCAGGAGAGCCGTTCGGAAAATCCGAACACCTGCGGTGATGCTATCAGCCGACAGAGCGCAATTTCTTTAGCGAGTGACTTAAAACAGGACTTGCCTGATGATGAACGCATAGCAGATATGGTGATGGCTCATAATGAGGGAATATTAGAGTATCAAACACAGTTAAGTCTTTTGCCATCTGTCACACCACAGCCTATTGAGTGTGAAGAAAGAAAAAGCGGGAACTGTCCATTTTATGCAAATGGAGGAGGTGGAAGAATGACAGTAGAAGAAGCATTAAAAATTCTTGATACAATTCCCACGATATCTGAACAGGTTGACGCACTCGAAATGGCAATACAAGCATTAGAGCAGACAAGGTGGATTCCTGTATCGGAGAGGTTGCCGGAAGATGGCGAAGAAGTTTTGTGTTTTTTGGAATCGGAAGAAATGGCTGTATTGTTCCGCAGGAATAATTGGGGTCAATATGAGTGGGTTGACGGAGGTTTTGCAACTGGGTCATATGATGTTATAGCGTGGATGCCATTACCACAGCCATACAAGGCAGAAAGCGAGGTCAAGGAATGAGAATACTGCAATGTGATTCTTGCCACGCACAAGTAAACGATTATGCGTATTGGTACATTGGCGAAACACCGAGGAATATGTATGAATTAAGATGTGTACACGAAAGCGATTCAGATACATTTGAGGGAATGATTTTTTGTCACAAGTGCATACAAAAATTGCTTTACAATGCAGAAGGGAGCAAGGAATGACAACCATCGATGAGGACAGAGAAAAGCACAGGTTAAGCCAAAAAGAATACTACTATCGCAACAGAGAGAAATGCTGCGCTGCCCAGAGGGAGAGAGCCAGAAAAAAGAGAGCTGAGAAGGAACAGTACACAGCACAGAAGACGGTCTCCAAGGAAGAGTGGCTTGAAAAATACGGCTATCCGATGGGCGACACTTCCGGCTGGGAAGACTGGCAGGGATGGGACAGAAGAATCAGGAGAGGAGAGGACAGCATATGAGAATCGAGGAATGGCTTCACAAACCCGAACGGCTCAAGCTCAAGATGATGCAGCTCAAGAACGCCCGGGACGAGTACGAGATGTGCCTGCTGCCCGGTGCCATCACCTATGACAAGGACAAGATCGACAGGACTCCCACCGACAGGGTCACCGAGATCATGGCGAAGATATCCGACATCGACCTTGAGATTGAGAAGCTTGGACGCATCCGGGCAGAGGCTCTGGATGAACGCCTGACAGTCCTTGCCACTCTCCCCGAGCGTGAGGAGTACATTCTCACAGCCTACGACATCAGGGGGGAGCGCATGGAAGATGTGGCGAGCGGTATCAATTATGGCGTGAGCTGGTGCTACAAGACACGCAGGAAGGCTCTCAAAAAGCTTGGTGCAATGCGAAGAAAAAAGAATCCACAAAATCCACAAAAGGGGATGCTATAATGGTAGTGTGAAAGTGAGGACAGAGGGAGCGCAGAGATGCACTCCCTTTTCCTTTGCTGCGTTTTGCATTAGCTTTCTTCGTAACGATGCTCCACGCCTCCCCCAGCGATATCGTGGGGCATTGTTATGCAGAAAAAGTGACCGGGAGGGTGTATGGCAAACAACCCACGATACCAGAACGGCAACCTCAGAAGGAAACACCGGGCAAGAATGAAAGCCATGGGGCTACCCTGCCACATCTGCGGACGACCGATTCACTACGATGAGCCGAGTGATTCAAAACATCCGTTCAGCTTCGTCATTGATGAGGTGATTCCGATCAGCAAGGCTGAGAAGTTCGGATACAATTCCAGAAGAGAAGCGGCTGAAGACTGGAACAATTTAGCCCCGGCTCACTATGCTTGCAATGCGATGAAATCAAATCGATTGCCAAATGAAAAAAAGGTTCAGCTGGCAAAGGTGCAGAACGTACCAGACGGACAGTGGTGAGCGAGTCGCTTGCCGATCAGGGGGACGGCTACCAGGGGAGACACCCCTCCCACACGGATGGCGAC